TTCTCCAATATATCAAGGAGTGCCATTACAGCACTACCAAGAAGAATATTAGTAAAGAAATCTAATATTTTATCCATGAAACCCTTCACAGGAGCAACTGCTTTATCAACAGATTTGCCGAGCATACTCTTTCCACCTTTGGATTCTAACTTGGCTTCTCTAGCATCATCAGCAGAAGCATCCTGATCTAATTTTAATTTTTCATCCCTTTCTTTATTAATATCTATTTGCTCCTCAAAATTACCAAGTATCTTTTCTAAATTCTCTTCTATCTTAGTAAGACTAGGATCTAAGGCACTGTTTATAAAATCCTTTACCTCTTGTATAGGAGAGTCCTTACTTTCTGTATCAATCTGAGCTTCTTCTGCTGCTTCTGGGTCTTTACTTACATCAGCCACATCTGCTGCTGCAGATTTAGATGCTGTACCAGGAAGTAATTTCTGTCCTGGAATAGGACCCTTTGATTTACCGTTTTTAGATGCTGCCTTCGCACCACCCTTCTTTATAACTTTACCAACAAACTTTTGGAAATCTAATGGTTTCTTTTTCTTCTTAAACCCTTCCTTTCTTTCTTGTGGAGATAGTTGTATTCCAGATATAGTACCTGATTGCTGAAGTTCATCAGCAAACTTCTCATAACTCTCTGGTCCTAAAAAACTCTCACCATCAATTCCTCCTGCTCCATCAACACCATCAAGTCCATCAAAACCAAAACCAAAACCATCAGCACCATCCCTACCATCTCTTCCTCCACCACTTGTTGCATCCCAATCTCCAGATATTTTATCATCCCAATCACCAATAGATCCAGAAGCACCAGGTCTACCATCAGATCCAGAAGCACCATCTAATCCAGAAGCACCAGCAGCACCATCTTTACCTGCTTTACCTGCTCTAATGTCTCCTAATGCCTTTATTACTATATCTGTTAAATTACTTATTGATGTATCTCTATCTTGGTTTCTAATGGACTCTCTATTTGTCCATATTTCTACGCCAGTTTCTAAATTTTTTATTCTTCCTTCAAGACCAATAACACGCGCCAGTGTTTTCCTTTGCATTCCAAAGGATTTACCTAAAGAGTTGTGTATACCCTTAAGTTTAATATCTATATCTTTCTCTAGTTTATCAGCCTTTCCCCCTGCATCCTGAAGACCCGCAACTTTACTCGCTAGTTTATAATGAGGGTCATGTTTAGCCCTCAAAGCATCTATCATACTAGGTTTTTTACTAGGCATTCTGCTTTTGTTTGCGCTTGAGTTCTTCTTCCTCTAAGTGTTGCTTGAGTAAAGCGACGTAAACATCACGTTCCCAAGGCATCAGATTTTCGATCTCAGTTAATGAGTATTTATGGTACTGCATCAAGGCAAAATTCAATTTATAATAATTCTCTAGATCCATATGGATCATGCCTATGCGAAAAAAGACGAGAGTCCCTCCAGTACCACAGTACTCTTCACTTTAGTCTTAGGATTAGTCACTTCAATTTCATGAGATAACTTAGGCATTGTCTCAAAAAACTTTTCAATCTCCCTGAATTGTTGGGTATTCATTTGCTCTAAGAATCCAACAATTTCTTTCTTAGTACAATCAGCAGTAGACCATACTTCCTCTTCATTAAAAACTTTATCTATACAGGTAGCTATTAAATCAAAAGACTGCTCCATATTATTTCCTTCTTTAAAATCAAAATTACTCTTAATAAATTGATCCAAAGAAGGATACTTCATCTCCATCATTAAGTCATCATCTACTTTAATCTGTTTAGTATGATCCTCAGTCTCTTTAACTTTAATCTCATCAATAGCAATAGTTACTGGAATAGAAGTAGTATCATCATCAGGAGCAATAATATTAACTTCTACTTCCTCTCCAACAGACTTACCACGAATATTAAGGAATAAAAACTCAATATCAAAAGTAGGAAGAGTCTCTACTTTAATTCCTTTAGTCTTAATACACCCTTTAATAACTTGCTTAATAGCAGTTGTAATCTGCTTAGTATCTTCACTCTCTAAAGCAAGTACAAGTAATTTTTCTTCTTTAACTAAGAAAGGTCTATAATCAATTATTTCCTTGGTTGATGGCAGCTCCAAATGATAAATTGGAGTAGATATGGTAGGTAACGGCATTTCAAATCAAATTATTCAGTATTATATATAGGGACTTTTTAAAAGAAGAAATTAAAAAGATTATTAACTAAATCAAAGTTAGCACTAGTTGTAGCAACAGGAACACTCTTTCTTTCTCTGACATATCTAATATAACTCATAGTAACATTACATTCTAAAAGACTACTACCTTCATAAGATACAGGAGTAGATGCTATACTTTCAGGAAAAGCACCAACAAAAGTATATTGTAATTGTTTAGGATCTACAAAACGAGCAGCACGACTTCCAGCAAAAGGAACATCCTTCTCAAATTTTGTTAGATATACTTCAGATCTATAATCATTAGGATAACTCATTCTATAATTAGCATACCTACTCTTATACATGTTTCTATTTTGATCAACACCTACGCGAGTTATATAATCAATCCATCCTTCAAAAAATTCTATTACATTATAGTCATGGTCAACTAGGAAACTTAAATCCATAGTTCCATCATACATTCTTCTATATACCATCTTTTCAGAGACACCAGCATAATCATTAGTTACATCATGAGTAGCTGAAGCAGAACCTGGAAGGACTGCACTTTTACATAACAATTCTAAATCTTCTCCTTGTCTACCATAATCAAACTCTCTACCATTCTCTCTTAAAAAATTAAAAACAGCAGCAGGTGGTTGTAATTTAACTTGATAAACAGAAGTTTGAGCAAGATTAGATATTCTGGTTTTTAAATCAGAAGTTCTATATGGTCTGGGCGTTACGTTCGCCATCTATAAATAATCTTAATTACTATTACTATGTAGGTGAGAAATGGATGGCTGGTACTTATAAAAGTATTTTTAAACCAAAAAACCCTAAGAAATACCTTGGGGATGCCTCCAATATCATTTGTAGAAGTAATTGGGAAAGAACATTCTGCAATTACTGTGATTCTAATGATAAGGTAATCACTTGGGCATCTGAAGAATTCTTTATTCCATATGTCTCTCCACTTGATAATAGACGTCATAGATATTATCCTGACTTTCTAATTCAAGTAAAAGAAGATGGTAAATTAAAGAAATATGTTATTGAAATTAAACCCAAAAGAGAAACTCGTGAACCTAAAAAAAGATCAAGAGTTACTAAAACTTATATCAATGAAGTGAAAACCTATGCTGTAAACCAAGCAAAGTGGAAATATGCTAATGAATTTTGTAAGGATAATAGTTTAGAATTTAAAATCATAACAGAGGATGAACTCTATGATTCCAGAAGGTTACGTAGAAAGCAAACTTAATAGACTGGAACATGTAGTAAGTGACATCATTGCTATGGAAGATCCAGATGATATGATGCTGGCTGTTACTGAAACTCTAACTGAAACTGAACTAATTCCTGAGATAGGAAAGTATTATACCTTTATATACGCACCTAAAACTCCAAGAATTAGGTATGATCAGTTCCCTTTAATTGCTTGTGTTGGTCTTTTTAGGTGGGGATTTAGAGGAATGAACTACCATTGGGGTGGTGATTTTAGAAATTATACTTGGAACGAAGTGTTAGGTCAGCTACATATAGCATACCCAATGGAGATGGAAGACCTTCGTTCTATTCCATATCAAAACTTCAAGATAAATATATAAAAGTTCTGTGTAAATGGCATCAGATACTACTGGTTGGAATCTTTATACTGATGAAGATCCAGATGAAACTTTCGAATATAGAGCTAACTATAGACTCGATAAGAAAGTAGGAACAATCCAATCCAAAACCACTGCTATAGTCATTACCAATAAAGGTAGTGGAGATTATACCGTCTATGAAGATAATGGTTTACTTCCTGGACTTGGTACAAAAGTATATTCTTTAGATGCAAAGACTGGTAATATAAACATTAATGATACAGGTCGTTTTGATGCTATATTTGATGGAGATAATGCAGATCAATTTAAAAACGTTAATAAGAGTACTAAAAAAGCAACTTTAAGTTTAGCTCAACAAGGTATACAAATTAATCATCCTCAAACCTTAGATAATTATAAGAGATTAATTAATAAAGATGCTTATAAATCTTTAGGAAAAAACACAGCAGTAATTAATGTTAATGATCAAAATAACGATTTAAGAAATGATGCTGCTCCAGTAACAGGAGATGAAGAGAAACCTAATAGAGCACTAGCAGAATCATTTGTTGTAGGAGGAAGTGCAGAAGTACTAAGATATCCTCGTCAAAGTTTAGAGCAGTTTGGATATGACTACATCCAAATCAAAGCTTTTGAATATGAAACAGGTGGAGCACTTACAGGAAAGGCTAGAAAAAGAGGGTTTGGACCTGGAGGAAGATTTAAAAAAAGTTATGAAACCATTCAACTTCCTATGCAACCTAACCTTTCTGAAAGTATTGGAGTTGGTTGGGGTGAAAATAGGTTGAATGATATTGAGGCAAGATTAGCAGAAGGTGCTATGGGTGCTATGACTGGAATAGGTCAAGCAGATGATGCAAAAGCAGCTATCGACTCTGCTGTTGGTGCTGTTACAGATACTGCTGCTGGACTAACAAATATGCTCAAAGATGAAGGTACTAAAAAACAAGTTGCTGCTTTCTTTGCTGGTCAAGCAGTTGGTAATAATGCATTAGTTACACGTGCTACTGGTCAAGTTATTAATCCAAACTTAGAACTTCTCTTCAGTGGTCCTCAAATGAGAACCTTTAGTTTTAATTTCACACTCACACCCAGAGATAGAGAAGAAGCTAGAACTTGTCGTAAAATAATCAGAGCAATGAAGAGAAATATGTCTCCTCAAAGATCTGATCAAAATCTATTCTTAAAAACTCCTAGAATATTTCAACTCCAATACATATATGGCGAAGGTAATACAGAACACCCCTTCATGAATAAGTTTAAACCTTGTGCTTGTACTAACTTTACTGTGAACTACACTCCTGATGGTTCTTATATGACTTATGCTGGTGAACCATCAATGACTTCATATACAATTGGTATGAGTTTTGGAGAGATTGAACCAATCTATGCTGATGATTATAAAGGTGGAAGTAACGCAGTAACTATGGGATTCTAAAATGGCTAGAAATTATTTCAGATACATTCCAGATTTTGATTATGTAAGTAGACTTTCCAAGTCACAAAACATATCAGATTATCTACGTGTAAAAAATCTTTTTAAAAGAACCAAGATATCAGAGGTTATATTTAAAGACCTCACTTACTTTACTAAGTATCAAATAATTGGTGATGAAAGACCAGATAATATAGCATTTAAAGTCTATGGTGATTCTAATTTAGATTGGTTAGTAATGCTTGCTAATAATATAATATGTCTACAAGATGAGTGGCCATTAGAACACAAGTCTTTCTATAATTTTCTTCTACAAAAATATGGTTCTGATGCAGGAATAGATAGCGTTCACCATTATGAAACTCAAGAAGTCAAAAATACCCAAGAGAAAGTAATAGTTCCAAAAGGACTTGAAGTTAATGAAACATTCTCTATAACTTATTATGATTCTGGTTTAGGAACGGAAAGAATTGCTACTGGTATTACAGATGCTATTACTAATAAAGAATATGAAGAGAGAATCAATGACGATAAAAGAAATATATTCTTAATTAAGCCTAGATTTGTAGGACTAATTATAGAAGAGATGGAAAATGTAATGCCTTATCCAAAAGGAAGCACTCAGTATGTTTCTCCAAC